GGTGTGATAAATGGCGAAAATGAAGACGACCATAGTGTTCTTATAACTTTGGAAATTGCGTTTTCAAAGCCACTTGCCCTGCGTGAATTGATGCGTTTCATGAAGCCGCCGAATTCGTCCATAAGACAGACAGATAAAGGTTTGCGTGAAAGAAAATTGATAACTGAGGGCATTGATATGAATTCAGATGGCCCGATATGATGTCCAAGGCCGCACGCAGACATAATACGTGATATCTGTTGCAGCGCATGATCCTTGCCGCGCCCTGTCGGCGCCAGACCAAGCACATATAAATGCGTCCCTGATCGCGTAGGGCCTGCAAATTGACGTCCGGCTACTGTACCAATAATTGCCAGGGCAGCGCCTATGGCCAGTTCAGGCTGCGGATACCGCGCTGTATCGGTTATCCATTTTGCAATCTCACCCACAAGCCCCGGCGGATAATCCAGCCTGAGATCTTCCGTATCGGCATCAGACTCATTTTTATCGTCAATTATTTCTCCTGTATCGGGATTATAAGTAGTTCCATCTGGCAATGCGGCAGGCTGCTTTTGTCTTTTTCTGCGTTGCAGGGATTCCAGAAGCATTGCATTGATACGCTCGCATTCGGCCATATCGAGGGGCGGCATATGCCTTATTGCTATTTCGGAAAGGTCTGCACCGTATTTTTCTGCCAGATGGGCGAGGGATGCCCGTGTTGTCCCGCTGCGTCGGAAAGAACGCCACTTGGCTTGTGTTTCACGGTTTCCCTTGTATTTTCTGCCCCCGCTACTCCAGTTGTCCACCAGGGCCAGTCCGGCCATTGACCCGCCAGTTTCATTATGCACAGCCATAAGGGCTGCCAGCCAGTCTTCATAATGGCAGTCAGGATCAATGTGGTAAAGCAGGTCTTCAATTTCCTCGAATTGTGCTTTATCAGGCCGGAAAACCGGATGCGGCGGCCTTGTGGCAGGCCCTGACTTTTCGGCATTGATAATATCATCCAGCCAGCCGGGCAGTACGGGCGCATATTTTATATCGCCTGTCAGCTCATATTCCCTGCCATCCTGCATAACAGTGCCAGGAGCAATAACATAACCGCCGTTTCCACGCACATCAACACCAGCCGGCAGATTTCCCCGCCTGTTCCCATAAGCCTTCCCCCCCGGTTGGCGGAACCAGATATGCATACCTTTGTTGGGGGTTGCAACCAAAGGGGCGCTGTCCAGATCATAACCCTGTTCATGCGCCAGGGAGCAAATGGCATCAACGCCGTTATCCTTATTGTGCCGGTCGCAATCGATAACGATCATACCGCATTTTGCCAGATCGATACCGATGCCGGCTTCCGGCCATCTTTGCCACCATGCTTTTATTTTATTGCTGTCGCAGGTGGATTCATCTCGCCATTTGACCAGCGGCTGCTTTGCTCTGTTTCCGCCGGCATGGCAGGGAAAGACTGCCATCCCCTGGCTTCCAAGATGCAGGGCTGTTTCAAGATTATTTGCCTGTTTCATTTTTCAGATCATCTTTTAATGCCTTGCGATAACCGGCAACAATGCGTCGGCAGAATTCGAACCACTCGGCTTGCGTCAATTGTGCCAGATCAGTTTTGCCGATACTGTCCAGAAATGCGCCGCCTTCCTCTCCACCTCTGCTGGCCGCAAGGCTTTCAAGGCGCGTGAATTGATCCTGTTTCATATTTATCGTATTCCTTGCGATCCGGATGCATTCCGGGTCATCACACAGCCACATAATGTGCCTCGTCTGGCAAGGCGCGTTCACTCCGATGCCGGTTGCACGCCTTGCACAAACACCGCAGGCACAGCCATCAAAGCGGTCAATAAAACTCATTTGTATACTTCTTCACAGCAACTCCTCCACCATCTTGATGCGGCGGCCGATCCAGCGGACTACGGGCACGCTCATGGAATTTCCCAACGCTTTATAGCGTGGCCCAAGGGCATCTGACCCGGGAAGTAACGTCCAATTATCGGGAAAGCCCATAGCGCGCTCCCATTCGAGCGGAGTTGCTATTCTTGGGCCATCTTCTTCCAGTATGACCGGCGTTCGGTCATCGTAAGCCATCCCCCCCCTTGCTGTGAAAACAGGGGCGGCTGATGCTTTCTTTTCGCGATGCCCTTCAGTGCCCGCTGGCTCAAGTAGTACCGCCGCGGCGCATCTGTAATCACGATGGCCGACCACGTAGATACGCTTTCGCGGCTGATCGGCGAGTCCAAATGTCCTTGCATCAAGAATACGCCAGGAACATGTATACCCGCATTGTCCAAGCGTTTTGATAAACGTGCGGAATCCGTTAAAGTGTCGGGCGCCAAGGATAGCCGGGACATTTTCCCAGATAATCCACTCAGGGGCATATCGTGCGCAAATATCTGCGTAGGTGAAGGCAAGGCCAGAACGGCTTCCATCCAATCCTTTTCCTTTAACGTTTGCCTGAGAAACGTCCTGGCAGGGCGTTCCCCCGATAAGAATGTCAACTGCATGGTCAGGCCACTCCTTGAATTTTGTTATGTCCCCATAATTCGGCACTTCCGGAAAATGGTGTGCCAAAACCCTGTTTGGGAATTTTTCAATTTCGGCAAAGAATGCCGGACGCCATCCTGATGGCTCCCATGCGACGGATGCCGCCTCGATCCCTGAACAGACAGAACCGTAGATCATTCATAATCTCCCGGACGCTCAAGCTTTTTGCGGCAGGGAGGTATCCATTTGATTTCAGCTTGATCCGGATGGTTTTTAATCCAGACCAGCCAGCAATAGGCGGTTGCCGTTGTAGCATGGGGATCAATCCGGCCTTTCAGCAACGGTACGCGTTCGGTAAATGGCGCGGCTATTGCGGGAGGATTTTCTTTGAAAAGATTGTTATAACGTCCAATCCCCTCAAGAAAATTCAGCCTGACAAAAAATGCGCAGAATTTTACACTGTCGATATCAAATGCCCGGCGGATGAATTGTTCCGCCAGTCGGAAAGGCGGGTTGGTGATTATAGCGTGCGGGAGACTGTTTTTGACTTGATATGGAGCCTCTGTATGCCAGTTGTACCCCCACAGGAAATCATGACGGCAATCCTGTTCCGGGTTTTCATCTGAATAATCATGGATATCTGTCTGAATGACCTTATCGAAGTATTCTGCCAATGGCCGGGCCATAAAGCCACGATTGCAGGCCGGTTCCCATACAGTCATGGACGCTATGTGCTCCGGCTCGTAAATTCGCGGAATGATCACATGCTCCATCAGTGCCCGTGTGGCCCATTGAGGGGTCGGAAAGTCATCAGGGCTTTCCCTGTCTTCATGTCTCCGGTTCATGACTGCGGTTGAAGTATTCTGATTGCTCATTTCGCAGCCTCCTTATGCCCGGCAAAGGAGCGGCCGACAATGTCTAAATATTTGCCACGAGGCTTCACGCAGATTGTGGCTGGCATGGTCAGTTCACAAGCCCGCACCAGGGCTTCATCGACTGTTTTCGGAAAAGGCGTCCTGCCGCCATGCAGCACCCACCATTGCTGTGCTTTCTGTCCGGCATAACCGCCGTACTCAAAAGCTATCCATTCCCGGTATGATGATATTCCTGCCCAATAAGTTACGCGCAGGCTGTAAGGCGCGTTCAGCTTGCGGTGCTTATGGAGTTCCCATTCAACAACCGGCAGCATTTGGGCCGGCACCTTTTCGGTTGAAAGGATACCGGCTTGCGCTTCTGCCCGGGCCTCGTGTTTCGGCTTTTCATCGTACGGCCATCCATAGCCGCACCATTTGCAGAGCCTCGTGTTGAGCGCCACAAGCTCATGGCAGCCCGGACATTCTTTTGCCCGCATATCATCAACATTAACGCCGCCTGCCTTGTTGCCAGCCCCCTTTGGCAGTACAGAGATGTCATCAACGGGGCCGTGCCGCCGCACATTTCCGGCGAAATCCAGCACAAGACAATTCTCCTTACCTTGCGCAAGCCGGGTGCCGCGGCCAACAATCTGAACATAAAGTGAGGTTGAGAGCGTGGGCCGCAGCATGGCAACAAGGTCGATCTGTGCTACATCAAAACCGGTTGTCAGCACATTAGCATTTGTCAGGGCTTTGATTTCACCGTTTTTAAACCGGCGTATTATGCTGTCCCGTTCTCCGTCCGGTGTACTGCCGGTCACAGTCTCGCAGGATATTCCGTTCATTCGCAGCATATCGCGCACGTGATATGCGTGCTTGATACCAGAGCAGAAAACCAGCCAGCTTTTACGATCCTTGCCAAAATTAATAATTTCAGCAACAGCATCCAGTGTTATTGCGTCCGCCGCACCTTCCAGTGAGGCTGGAACAAACTCACCGCCGCGCCGCTCAACCTTCGAAACATCAATTTCCGCTGCTGTTGCTTTTGATATGAGCGGCGAAAGATATCCATCCTCAATGCCCCTGGCGATATCGTATGTATAAACAATTTTGTTAAAAAGTCTTTCATTGCCTTCATCCAGCCGGCCGCTGTCCAGTCGGTAGGGGGTAGCCGTAAAGCCAATCACACGGGCATCCGGCTGCAAACTGTAAAGGTCATCAAGCAACCGTATGTACATGCCTGCGCCTTTTTTGGGAACAAGGTGCGCCTCATCAATGCAGATCAGGTCACGGGCGCCCAATGCTTTCGCCTTTTTATAAACAGACTGGATTGATGCGAAAGTTATGCGGTGATGCACGTCATGCCGGTTAAGTCCGGCGCTATAGATGCCAGCCGGTGCATCCGGCCAGACTTTCAGCAGAGCGGAAAAGTTCTGTGCTACAAGCTCCTTTACATGCGTCAGCATCAGAAAACGCATGGATGGATAACAGCTGAGAAGCTGTTTGATCAGGAATGCGATCAGTACAGATTTCCCCGTGCCGGTTGCCAGATTAACCAGCGGGTTTTTGCCTCCCGCCTGCCAATAATCCATAACCGCCTGAATGGCTTCTTTCTGATAAGATCTGAGTGACAGGGTCATGACCATCCTCCATCAACCCACAGGGTGCCGTCACTCAGGCGGTATGCTACGGTTTCAAGCTTCTCATTCGTGTCAATCTGTTCTCCCGGCACCAGTGCCGGTAAAAACAGGTGGGATGGGCAGCCTGCCTTCTGGTCTTCTGCTTTCAGTTCACGTTGGTGATACTGGCAGTACCATTGCCCGCCATTATTTGCCGAAACATGCAGGCAGGTGCGACAGTTGCGCAGCGAAAAATTTTTCTCGTGACACGAGGCATAAGCCGGACACCTGTATACCTTGCACAGGTAATAGTCAGGATTATCACTGACCCGTGGCGGCGCATTCATTTCTGCATTTTTTATCCGCTCGCCCTTTGCAAGCAACGCAATTGCCCTGGAAACATCATATTTAACGCGTTCTGAATAAAGTGCGTCATTGTCCTTGCATTTCGCCAGATAAAGCGCCCGGTCAATGCCGGTTACATGCATGTAAATCTGCATCTGTGCGGCATGTTCCGGCTTTGCCACAGCAACGCCATTTTCAACAAGCTGTCTGAAGCTTTTCAGGTTATGGGTTTTACACTCGAGAACATGCCGGGCCTTCGGCGCTTCCGGTAATCCGGCTTCTATAATACCGTCCAGATAGCCGGTCAGGTGTCCGTCAAGCTCAGTGATCCTTATCTGTTCACCGGTTTTTTCATCCCGGTCTTTCACCGTGCATCCGGATTCACGCAGCCAGCCGATCATACGCGCTTCTTCAAGCTGGCCGGTTTCAAACAGCCGCAACATGCGGCCCTGATGGCTTTCGGGAATATAAGCCCAGCGGAATTTATACCATAAAAACCGCTCGCACGGATGGCCGATAGTGGAGGGGTTGATTGTGTTGGAAAAGCGAGGGGTGGCTTTCTCCTCAACCCTTTTATCAATAATATTTTCGATTTTTACGGGGGAGGATGGAAGGGCAACCATTATACATTTTCCATAACACGGCGCTCAACACGTATTGAGACAACAGCAACCGGACGCTTCCGGTATTTCCCCACATCAATATTGTCACGCTCCATAGCTTTTGTATCAAGGCTGCCGGCGCGTTCCGATATGGCTTGCCGTGCAATCCATTCATCGCCGCCCAGGCTGTCCCTTGTTCCCATTTTCTGCGAAACAAGGCTCTTCAGATTCTCTTCTTTTTCCTTTAGGGATTTTATCTGCTCGCGCACATCAGCAAGCGCATCGACAGGATGCCGGTTTGCGACGATTGAATTTGTTTTTGCGGTAATTGAATCCCTGTTTACAGGCAAGGTAATATCGTTCATTGTTCTGTTCCTTTTCAAACAATGTTGAATTTTTTAAAGATCAGGATGCCGTTGCAGTCATGCTGTTGACGCGCAACAGCGGTTCTGTCAGAAAGGCGGCTTGTTATTATCTGTCCGGTTCCCCCATGGTCTGGATACCGATGCGGGAGATGGGGAGGGGGATGAAAGTCTGGAAGATGCTTCCATTTTCCATGTCGGCACGCCTCCGGCGGCCGCCGGTTGACGGGCAGGGTTGCGCGGGGCATTGTTCGTGCCTGTCAAGAGCGGCATTACCTTCTTTATTTCATTCTGCGGCTCATACCGGCCGGTCTTGTCCTCCCGGATTCCGACACTTATCAGACAGGGGATGTGCAGAAGCTCATCTGTATCCTGCGGCACCATAATACCTGTCGCTTTCCGGATTGCCGCCATCTGCGAATTGGCAATCTGGATAATCATATCATTTTTATTCATATTCCGGCCCCACAGGCTGAGGCGCTGCCAGATCAGGCGGTTTTCATATTCACCCTCGATAATCCTCCAGGTTAATGCCAGGCATTCACCGTAATCATTCATTCTGGAAATGTTTGCGATCTCTGCATTCTCGATCTGAGCCAGATACCTGCCGGCAGGGACTGGCTCAAATTCTGTCTGTGCTTCCGCATTCGGGTCATAACTTCCTGCAATATCAACCATTATGCTGCCTCATGCCGGTTAAAAGAATTTTCTGGAAAATAAGGTGCAAGGACTTCATACCCCTTACCCTTGTCATATCGGGCAGACGCAGGGATGCCGTATCGGTTCTTTGCTGTCCACGCAGGCTTACCGGTTGCGTGGATAAGCACAACGCTTGTCCCGCTGGCAATTGCCCGTTCCTTGTTAAATCCCGATTCCTCCGTCTTGACCGTGACCGGCTGTTTAAGCAATAGAATAGCATCCATTTCACGCTCTATTGTCCCGACAGAACCTTTGTGCAGGTCAATGGTATAGCGGTCATAGCTGACCGTTTCAGGGTCATCAAAACGCTGGATGACGGAATGTGCAATCAGGATGATAGTCATATTACGGTCACGCCGCAGGGCATTCAGCCCGTCGAGCAGTTCCTGCCAGATACGTTGCGCATAAACGTATCCCTTGCCATAGCCAAAGTCCTCAATGTTGACTTTTGCGTTGCCCTTATCGTCGCCCCGTGCACAGGTTTCAGCAAAGACAAGCTTCTGCATCTCGCTAATACTGTCAAGGACAAGCGTCTGATAGTCATGCTTTTCCGTGTATAGCGCGGAAAGAGCATCAATGACCTGATTGTACGTGTCCAGTTTGCCGAAAGAAGTAAGCTCAAGATCGCCCGGCGTACCATCCTCGATCTGTAAAAAGACAGGCGAGGGGAATTCGCTCGCCAGTGTGGTTTTTCCAATGCCCGGCGGCCCGTAAACCAGAATGCGCGGCGGCTTGTCGGCCCGCACGGTTCGTAAATCAGAAAGACTTATAGCCATTTTCATTCTCCATATTTCGACGTGTCAGCAAACCATCCGCCACTCACGTCATCGTGTGATGGATGGAAGGTCAGGAAGAGTTTCCTGACCGGAAAAAGTGATATGTGCGAAAGGCCGTTGGCGGCGGGAAGCCAGCTTGTGGCAAGCCCGGTGATGTATCTGTCATCCTGGATAATCCCGGCCATGACAATTGTATCAAGCAGTGCCTTCAACCGGTTATCAATATCA